GCCATGTAATCAAACGGCAGCGGAATCCCAGCCCCATCCACCGTACCTGGGGCCGGCCCTACCACCCGGACCGTGGCCACGGTGGCGCCGGCCAGCTTGGTGGCTACCAGGTTGCCGATCGGCATCCCAGAGCTGGCGCAGCGGCGATTGACGCTGTCCCAGTAGGCCGGCGCACCCGGTGAGCCCGTGAGCGCGCTGTCAGCAGCGATCCGGAACACGCCGGTGGTGCAACATTCGACTGACGCGCCGGATGCGGCTTTGTTGGCCGCGATGCCGAACAGCGCACCGACAGACATACCATCGCCGCCGTCGACGGCGTATGGCGCCGGCAAGGTGATCACGTCACCTGCTTGCTCGAATGAGTTGATGCTTTTCATTTGGGTGGTTCCTGGTTGGCCTGGGCGCGCGCCTCTGCGAACGTGCGCCCCTTTTGAAGCATGACGATGAGATCGAGGGTTCCGTCTCTCTGGAGTCGATCCAGATCGGACTTGAGCTCTGTGAAGACGGCATCGGGTTTGTAGCCACGGCGCCGCAGCTTTTCGCTAAAGCTGGACAGGCCGCCGCTGATCTCATCCAGGTCGGCGGCGACGTCTTGCACCGGGTTGACGTAGTCCCACTTCGGTGTGGACCAGTCGCAGGCATACTCGGCGCGCGGGATCTTCCCGCCGAGCACAGCAGCGTCGATGAACGCTTTCCAGATGCGCTCGCAGAAGTTGGGGATCAGCAGCAGCCATTGGAGCGCTTCGGCACCGCGGCGGAACTCGAGCATGCCGACACGGGCGCTGCTGAAGTTGACCTCGCGCACATCGCCCGTGAGCATTTCGTAAGTGATGCCAATGCCGGCCGCGACGATGTGCAGCTTTTGCTTGACGTAGTCGACGTGGCCGGGCGCCGCCTTGGGCTCCACCACTGTCAGATTCAGACCGCTTGGCACCTGGATGATGTTGCCGCCACCCAGCGAGCCCAGATTGCCGCTCTTCTTTACCTCGGACTCTGTGCGGTTGTCCTCGGGGTTCAACATCCCCATGGTCGATATGTCGCCGCTGGCCAGCACGCTCAAACGGGTTTCGAGGTTTTTGCGCTGCAGCTCCGCATCTTCGTAGGTGGTCAGGTCCCGCACGGTGGCGATGACAGGGGCGAATCGCGTGATACCTCTGCCCTGGCCTGGTCGCTCTGGGTTGTAGAGATGGACGATGCTCGAGGCCGGTACCGGGTAGCTGCCGGCCCGCGATCGGCGCACTGCCCCAACTTCACCCGGATGGCTGTCGAAGAGCCAGTACGCGACTTTGCGCCCGAGCCGGTCGTACTGGATCCCGTTGACGATGGTGTCAGAGCCGACCGTGCCCGTCTTGCTGTCATCGAGCCAATCAATCTCGAGCAGCTGCAACTGCAGCGGGACCGGGAGTTTGTCTTCCTCTCGACGCGTGCGAAGCCGCAGCAACACCTCGCCGTCCTGCTCCATGGCGCGGTAGGCAGCGGCCTGCAAGCCATAGACGTTCAGTCGGGCGTCAGCGTCCGCGACTTTCGCCCATTCATCCCACAGCGCGTCGATGACATCGGCATTCTTGGCGAGGCTGCGCGGCGTGAACCCTGTGCCAACCACGTTGGAAACCAAGCTGCCCAGGCCGCGCGCCATGTACGGGCTGTTCTGCACGAGCGACCTGGCACGCACGCGCAGGGTACGGGCGTCTGCCATGTGGTCGGTATTGGCACTGGCACCCGCCCGGCGCGGCTTCCAGCCATCGCGCTGGCTGGCCCCTTCGTATGCACGCTTGAGCAGTTCCCGCGCCATCTGACGGCGTATGCCGGCCACGGGATTGACCAGTCCTACCACGCGGTCGATGATATTGACCATGCTCAGAAACCCCGCCCAGTGGTGAAATCGACGCGATAGGCGCCGATGCGTGGCGCTGTTGCCGTGGAAGCCGCCACGACATCGGCAACGTGCTTGCGCGCCGCGAGCAGCTCGGCGACGCTGCGGTAGGTGACGCGCCGACCATTGAATTCAACGGTCAACTCGCCAGTGGCAATGGCGGCATCCAGCGTTTCGAGATCTGCAGCGGTTAGGGCCATGGGCGATTGGTCCGGATGCCTGCGCGGATATGCGCATGCGTTGTGTGGGGTTCCTTCGAGCCCACAAGTTACCCTTGACGCTCTTTCATTTCCCGGAAAAATGAAATCAAATTTGCTGCCTAGGACTTGCTCTGTCGGGCTTGTTTGATGTAGCGCCAGACGGTTATCTTGCTGATCTGCAGGCGCCTGGCGACTTCGCTCGTGTTCCTACCGTTGAACATCGCCAATACTTCGGCCACCCGCTTCTGGCGATCGGTCGCTGGAACGCCTGCGATGTAACACTCTTCACCCCGGAATTCAGCACGCACGTCGGGCTTCTTCTTGAGAATGGCCTCTCGAAGTTCCGGGAACTCGGCCACGATGTAGTCAAAGATCCTGTCCACCAGGTCAGGATCCGCCTGCACCAGGGCCTGCAGTTTCGGCGTTGGACTATCCATCTGCTACCACTCCCGACCGAACTTGCGCGCCGCCGGCGAGGTAGCCTTGGCAAATCGCCGAAGGCCTTGAGGCACACGTGCTGGATCTCTCGTCGTGAGCGGCGGCACCGGCTGATGCGTTGGCCGTTGCGCGGCTGCTGGCGCCGCCGCCTGGCTACCAGTCGCGGCCGAAGGCGTCTGTGGTTTCGTATTCACGCTCTGGTTGTTGTTCATGCTGTTCTCCGGTTTCAACTTTGATCGGTGTTGGCGTGCTGAAAAGATCAGGCGGCGGCTCGACCAGGGCCTCGACCTGGCCCCAGCGGCGGTCGGTGTAGTTGTGCAGGCCGAGGCCGAAGGCTGCATGCAGCGCATAGTTGCGGCAGTCAAGCACCTCGTTTCGAGGCCTGCGCTTGACCCATCGGTATGCCTCGCGACCACTCACGCGGGACAGCACCCGCTGCTCAGCCGTCAGCTGCTCGAACCACTCCCGTGTGAGGTCCTCGCTGAAATGCACGTAACCGGGCCCAGGGGTTTCGATGGCAAGCTGTCCCAGCAACAGGTCCTTGGCGGTATCAACGCCGACGCGCCACAGTTTCACCCCATGCGGCCAGCTCTGGCCGTTCCACTTGACCTCTTGCGACGCGCTCGAGCTGAGCACCGGCTTGTTCTCTTCGTTCTCACCCTTGATCGCGCGTAGGCATGGCAGCAGATGCTGATGGGTGCGCACCCAGTTGTAGACCGCATGGGTCTGGTCGCTGGAGTCGATCGATATCGCGCTGAGGCCCAGCGAGCCGCCGCCGCGGTCGACCTGCGGATATCGACGCTGCAAGTAGAGCGCGACTTGCTTCCAATCCTCTTCACTTGCCGGGTTCCCTTCGATGACGTGGTGGTCAATCGCCCACGACTCAAGGCCCCTGCCCCAACCCCACACTGCGATTTCCCAGCGGTTGCGCTGCACGTCAATTCCGGATGTCAGCACCAGGGCGCCAGGTGGCACGGTGCACAGCGAATACGGCACCGGCTCGACGCGCGCCTGCAGGGCATGACTGTCAGAACGCTGCCCCTGCAACTCCCAGGTTTCACCCAGCGTCTCATTGACGAAGAGCTGCATGGGCCCGGCATCGCCCTTTTCGAGCGCTGCCAGCGCCTCCTCGAATTCCTTGATGATAGATGGCCATGAACGCTGCGGGCTGTAGGCCGCCCAGACGTGCAGACCGAGCGTGCGCGGTGGCGCACAGGGCATGCCTGCTGAGTCGCGCCACTTGCGATCCATCCCGTACCGCTTGCCTGTACGCTCGCAGACCCAAGTGCCTGGCGCCGGCATACCGCCCACGCGTAGATAGTCGGCCTGGGTGATGGACTGTCGGCAGTGTGGGCAGACGTGGCGCACGGTATCTGGTGATCCCCGCTCCCACTTGAATCCGTGCGCGACCGTCTTACCGCCCCAGGCCAGCGGATGCTCCACGCCACAGTGGGGGCAGTCGATGTGGAATCGGGCCATGCCTTCGGCGTTCTCGCAGGCCCGCTCTACGTGGCACAGACCCTTCAACAGCGGTGTACTGCCGCCCACGAACTTTGGGTATGGCGCGCCCTCGAGCCGGCCCCTGGCCAGACCGCCAGGGTCGCCTGACTTCTCCACTGACTGATCGAACTTGGACCACTCATCAAGGATTGCCACGGCGACCGTGATGCGCCGAAAGGCGCGCGCAGCTTTGCCACCCAGAAGATGCAGCGCCGACCCGCGGAACATCTTGAGCTTCATGGTGTCCTCGGCGCCTCTTCCCTTTTTTCGCACCGCGTTGATCGCTGTCACACCCGTGTCGGGATCCAGAATTGGGTCGATCTCCGACTTCACGAAGCTGTCGCGATCGTCATCCGTGGGTTGCCAGATCGCCTGTTTGCGCCGCCGGTGTGCGATGTTGTAGGCCACGAATGCGGTCAGCATTTTGGTGTAGCCGACGCGTTTGGATTTCTTGACATCGAGCTCTTCGATCCGGTCATCGGACATGAAATCGAGGATGCCCGTCTGCAGCGACCAGGCCAACCATGCACCCTTTTGATGGCTGCTCTCGCCAGCCAACTTGAAATGATCAGCGGCCCAGTCTCCCAGCATCTGCGGAGGCTCCGCTCGCAGACCCTCCATGCCCGAACGCACCGCCGCCTTGATAGCATCAGCGGTCTCCAGGTGCAGCGTGGGCTGTCCATCGGTCACTTGGGCAACTCCTCCTCGAGGCCTTCCTCGATACCGACAACATCGTCATCGGGTCGGACCATGCTGTCGACCTGGTCGAGCACCTTCCGATCGGTGGCGCGGATCCACTCGTTTCGCGCATTCGCAATCACCTGCTGCACGACGATCTTCGCTTCGTCAGGGAGCTCCGGGCAGGCCTTGCGCAGCATGCCCTCGAGCTGCTCGAAGCGGTCCACAACCGCACTGGCGGCTTCACTCAAGACGTCAGCCAGAATCTCCACCGGGGCATACTCGCGCCGAGCCACGGCATTCTTGATGGCCTGGCCAATCCTCTGCTCACGCGCAAGTGCAGCGCGCTCCTGCGCAAGGTCCAGGCCGCCGACCTCATTACCGACCCGGCCGGCTGCCTGCTCGCGGATGCGCCCGACATACGCATGCTGCATCTCGAGGCCTGTGACGCCAGCCGGGATGATGCCTTCGCCCACCAACTGGCTGACGCGTGCCTCGCTGATGTCGTTCAAGAGGGCGAATTCTGCCTGCGTGATAGGCTCCCTCATGGCATCAATGACCTTCACTTAACCCCCTTAGGAGAGCCATAAAACAGTGGAAACTCGCGCTCGTTTCGCCCCGTACTGAGCGGCGGCTTGGAAGGACCCAACAAGGGGGGGGTGGGTCATGCTCAGCCCGCCCGCGCGTTGAACCGCTCGGTGTAGTACCGCACCTCGTTGGCGAAGATGGTCGGGAACTTGGCCTCGATCATCTGCACCACCTTGGCGTTGATGCGCTTGGTGTTGAACATCTGGGCCACGTCGATGGTTGTCAGCGCCTTGATCGGCAGACGTTCCTTGCCCACACGCAC